TCAGATCTCGATCGCGCCGAGCCGGATGTCGCCGATTACGACGTCGCCCGTCGCCCGCACCTTGATGTCGAGGCCGTTTGCAGTGCGTCTGGCTTCGATGGTCGCGGCGGTCTCACCATTTTCCTGCGCCACGATCTCGTTGACGACGGCGGCGCGGGCTCGGACCAGATGACCTCGGATCTCGCGGTATCCGCTCATGCCGTCATCGGTCGCGAGTTCGACGGCCTGCAGTTTTTGCTGGGCTGCCTCGATTTGAGCGTACAGATCTCGCAGGGCGGCGATGGTTTCGCTTGTCGTCGCCATTACGCAGCCTCCCCGCCGGCGTCGAGCGACGAAAGGCGATCTCCGAGATCACCGATCTTCCGCTCGATATCGGAAAGCGCCGAGTAGATTTTTCGGAACGAAGTCCGCGACCACTCGACCTCGTCTGCGAGATGCGCGGCCTCAAGTGCGTCGTCGAGATGCCTGCGGATGGTTTCAGTGTGCGGGATTGATTTTAGATTCCGCGTTGCCGTCTTCGCAGCCTCGATCGCTTCGATCAGGGCTTCCGATGCCCTCTGCTTTTCAGTCATGTTCGCCTCCTGTCCTGGCCGCGTCCCTCTGGACGAGCCCTCTGATTCCATTAAGTTTTCTGCGGCAGTCCTCGCCCGCCGCGTCGAGTTCGACGACGTATTTCGCGACGTCGCTCTGTCGTGTGAGTTCGCCGGCGACCGGCCTTTCCCGGCACGCCAGCAACTGCGCAGGGATGCGGTCTGCGAGCGGCGGCGGCGGGACGATGACGTTCTTGGTCGCGCATCCGGCGAAGGCGAGGACGCCGGCAAAAGCGCACACGATTCCGAATTTGTGCGCGGAAGCGGCGGTCATGGCCGGCCTCCGATCGAGCGGATTGTGTCTTCGAGAACTGGCGCAGTCGGGGCGTCCCGATTGGTGCCGGCGTCGCGGGCGATACGATCTCGGAGATCCGCGACTTGGCGAGCGGCGGCGTCGGCTTCACGGCGCTCGGTGGCGAGTTCCTGCAGGGTTTCCCGATGTGCGGATTCGGCGCCCCGTCTGCGTGCTTCGGACGCGGTGAGTTCCTGTTGGACGGTCGCGAGTGCGGACTGCGCGGACGACAAACGGGTGCTCTGGACGCCGGCCACGGTGACGGCGACGACTGCGATGAGGCTGAGGCCGGCGAGGAGGTATTTGGTCATACCCAGTCCCTCCGGACGTGCGCGGTCGCCCAGGCGTAGACGACGAAGCCGCCGATCGCGCCGGTCGCGACGATTGCGATGATGATTTCCGGGAGCATCAGAGCGCTCCCAGACAGATGCGCTGCTCGTCTCTGCGCCGGTTATCGAGGCCCTTCACGACGCGACCGCCGGCGCGGTTCCACATTCTGATGGCGTCGCAGGCACCCTTCAGATCGCCGGCATTGGCGCGCTTGACGACCGTCGAGCGGCAAAATCCGCCGGTACCGATGTTCCAGGAGAGCGAGAGAAAAACGGTGTAAACGCCGTCCGGGAGAGCGTCGGGCGCCGAGAGACACGACCGCATCTTTTTCTCGAACTGGACAAGGCCCTCGGCGAGCATGTCGTTGCATTCCGCCCGGGTGTAGCGGTCGCCCTTCTTCACGCCGCGGGTCTCGCCGGCGCAGACCGTCCAGACGGGCGGAGAGGCGATGGTGTCGAGGTACGCGACCGTGCGGATCCCCTCCCATGTGCCGACGAGCGCGACGGCGGCCGCCATCAGGGTGCCGGACTTCTTGAGTCGGGACGAGGTCTTCGGAGAAATCCTTGCGGGCACGGTCGTAATCCTTTGGCGGCGGCCGAACAGGCGGGCGATGGCGGACATGAAACTCATTCGTCGAGGTCCCTTTGAGCGATCAGCCGGGCGACGAACGCGGCGGCGGTGACGAGACCGGACGCCGCGGCGAACAGGCCGGGGTGGATGGTCAGGAGGCCGTCGAGCAGAGGCAACGCGACCTCGGCGCCGGACAGGACGCCGGCGAGGAGCATCAGGCGGATCGACCAGGCGCGCTTCGCGATGGACTTCCAGTTCGGGTCGAGGGCGAGCTTCATGCCGCGGCCCTCCGGCTCGACGGCTTGTCGGGGACGATCCGAACCCGCTTGCGGACGTATCGCGCGATTTGGACGGCTTCTGCGGCGTCTTCGTCGAGCGCCCAGCCGAGTTCCGCGCACGCAGCGACGGCTTGGGCCTTCTGCCATTTCCCTGTCCGGCCGGCGGTCCCGTGCATCGAGCGCCGCCAGTCCCCGATCCGGATGCCGAGACACGGCAGGCCTGCCGAATACGCGGCGTCCTGGATCGCCGTATAAAGAGAGACGAGCAGGCGGCCGCCGACGCCGCGACCGAAATCGCGCTCGCAGGCGACGCATTCGATGTCGTGCCGCTCGATCAGTTCGGCCGCGAGATCGCGCAGGACCCGGCACTTGAGGACGTGCTGGACGTCGGTCGGGACCGCGTTCCTGCCGGACGTCCTGATACCCGCTCCGAGATCGAGAGAGCCGGCCGCCACGATGCCGCCGACGTCGAGGATCGCGTAGCCGGTATGCGTGGCCTGGTCGAAGGCGAGCGTCCTCATGCCGCCACCTCGTCCTGTTCGCCGACTACCAGACGCACCGGAACGCCCAGTCGCTCCGCGACGACCAGCGCCCTCGCGGTCGAGAAGGTGTCGATCTCCCCGCGATTCCTGACGAACGCGTTCAACTCGTCGACGGCCTTCACCGAGATGTCCAGCCGCATCGACAAAGCCTGCCGAGACCCGATGATCCTACCCTTCGTCAGCCGGTTCAGACGCCCTCCGATCTCGCGCGCGAGAAGCGCCCTGACGGCACAGTCCTCGAGCGCGGCCGGCCGCGGCCGCCGTCCGAAATTCCCGTTCAATGAGACCCCCTCAGATCCCGTTCCCCGCACCCCCCGCGCAGGGAATCATTCCTATAACTGCAGGATGCCGAATCGCGCGAAAGGCGCAACCCCTGTCGGCAAGGAAAAGCGAAGAATTTTACGGAGATACTTCGAAGTTCGGATGATCTGCGGAACGGTATCGCGTTAGCGTTCCGCCGATGTGAAAAATACTGCACATTGAGGGCGCGCGGGCCATTATTTTCTTAACGATCCCGCTTTTTATCTCTTGAAGCCTGCCGGGCGACTCGGCATCCTCTCATCAACGCACCGACGGCCAACGTCGGGCAGACAGTGACTCTTCGATCGCATCCTCAGGTTGAGATGACCGACAGCCCTCTTTCCGACCTCGCCAATGATTTCCTAAAGCTCGCCGAGCAACAGGACGCAGAGTACTCGCGTCCCCGGGTCGCCGCGCCGCCGCTGGAGCCGGAGCCGATCGCCGAGGTCGACGATTACGTCGATCCGGACGGCACCCTCGCGGCATTCCAACGGTCATTCCCCGGGGATTTCGAACTCCCGGTGTCGGCCCCCGTCGCGCCGGCACGGGAACCTGTCGCCGCGCCGGCACCAGAGCCGAAGCCCGCCCGTCTGCAAGCCGGTAAGCGGACGTGGTACGCTCCCGAGGACGCTGACCTCTATCGAGGCGCTGACTTCTCCGCGCTGATCGGCGAGGAGATCGTCTCGACCCGCCTCGGCGAGGTCCTGTTCGGCAAATTCGGGCCGATGATCGCCGAGCGCGGCTGGGCGGTAATTCCGCAAGAGCAGAACGGGCGCATGCCCGCGAAGGTCGACGGCGAGCGCCTCAAATGGTCGACGTACCAAGACGTCGGGCCGGACCTCGAGACCGTGGAGCGGTGGTCGAGGCAGGCCATCGGGATGAACGCGGCGATCATTCTCGGCAAGGCGTCCGCGAATTGCTTCGCAATCGACGTTGATGTCACGGACGAGATGCTGTCGTGGGCGATCCAGTCGGCCGCTGACGAATGCCTCGGCCGCACACCGCTAGTCCGCGTCGGGAACTATCCGAAAGCCGCGATCTTCTTCCGCGTCGAGCATCCCGAGGACTTGCCCGCGAACCGGTCGGTGAGGCTGCTCGAGGAGGATGGCGAGACGGTCTCGCCGCATCTCGTCGAAATCCTCGGTCAGGGCAAGCTTTTGACCGTCAACGGCCGGCACCATAAGACGGGAGACCGGTTCTCGTGGATGCGCGGCGCGTCGCCGTCGACGCACGGCCCGGAGGCCGCGCCGCTGGTCACGCCGGCGCAGATCGAGCGGTTCCTGAGCGAGGTCGAAAAGATCCGCGGCTTCGAGCGGAAGGGCGGGGCGGCGTCCGGCGGGCTCGTCGAGATGTCGTGGTCGAGTTCGAACGGCGTCGAAGTCCCGAATTTTTCGACCCCGCGCGACGCGGACTGGACCGAACGCGACGGCCTCGTGCGTGATGGTCGCGACGCTTTCCTGCTGCATCTGACTGGCCTCATCTGCAGGGCGAATCCAGCCGCGTGTCAGACCGGCGAGGGCCGCGAGCGTCTGATGACCGCGTCGCGCGAGGAATTCGGGCGGCGGGCTGAGGTTTCGGGGCGGTGGTCTGGGTCCCGGCTTGCGACATCTATAAAGGACAAGATCGAGCGGACAGCCGGGAAGGTCTCGCGCGGCGAAATGACGGCGATCGTGCCGCACCGAGAGCGGAAATCTTTCTCGACGGCGAAGGAAATGAAAGGCGTCTCGTTCTCGACGCTCTCCGACGACACGCTGCCGGTCGTCCTGCCGGATGCCGGCGAGGAGTCGATCAGGATCTCCGCTCAGATGAAGGAGTTCTTCGCGAATTTCTTCGGCGCGACCGCGCAGCACCACCTCGACCTCGCGACGCTGCCCGAGGGAGCCGAGGCGCCCATCGCGCCGCTCGCGATTCTCAAGAGTCCTGTCGGCACGGGCAAGACGACCTCGCTCCTCGATTCGATCTCATCGGAGGAATTCGTGCGGCTGTTCGCGGACATGCCCGAGGAATTTCGGAAGACGACGTTGCTGCTCGTCCCGACGCACGATCTCGCGGTCGAGGTCGTCGTGAAGGCGCAGGCCGCCGGACTGAAGACCAAGCACCTTTTCGGCCTCCAGGACGAGCGCTCCGGATGTTTCATGCATGCGAAGCAGAAGGCTTTGTCGGCCATGGGTCTGTCGGGTGCCGGCCTCTGTCGCGCGACCGTTCACAAGTCGGGTACGCTAAAGCCCGGCGAAAGGACGACGGAAGACGTCTTCTGCCGACACAACCCGGAAGACGACAACTCGAATCCGGACGACTGGTGTCAGGCCAAACTCGATCGACAGAATCTGCTCGAGTACGATCTCGTCGTGTCGGTGCACTCATATGTCGCCGTCAATGCCCCCAAGTTGATGAAGGAAGTCGCGGCGGTCGTGATCGATGAATCGGTCTGGGACAAGCTTTGCCACGTCATCACCTTCTCGAGGTCGGTCCTGCGCGGCCCGCGGAAGCCTCCGTACATGACGAAGACCGAGAAGCTGGCGGTCTTCGGTCGCGACAACCCGTCGGCGGACGAAGTCGACGGCTGGGTGCGCGAGCGCTTCGACGATCGGGACCGCCTCGTCGCATTTGTGGAGGAATGCTGGAAGCGCGGGCGCGATCCCGCCAAAGGAATCGCCCTCGGCGCGGACAGGATCCCCGATGCCGAGGAGGATCATGAGCGGGAGAAGCGCGAGAAGTCTGCGAAGGTCAGGCAGGACTGCCTCGCCTCCGCGCTCCTCGTCGCCAGCCGTGCAGCGAGCCGAAACGCGACGATCACCCCGGCAACCTCGAACGCGGAGATCGAGCGCCTCGCTGGCGAGACTCCCGGGCGGAATGTCGGCGAAGAGGCCAAGTTGTGGAGGCTGCTGACGGAGCGCGTCGAGCGTTATCTCGCCGCCGTATCCGTCCCTAACGACGGCTCCGTGCCGATGCCGTCAGGCCTCGACCGCCGGATCGCGCCGCTCGCGGGTGACCGGGTGCGGCTGTCGTGGTTGAGCCAGTATCCTTTCGGGCACCTGCCGACGCTGCTTCTGGATGCTAGCGCGGACGAGAAGGTCGTGACTGCGGTGTTCGGCCGCGAGCCGCACGTCGAGGAGATCACGGCCGATCAGCGCATGTGGACGAAGGTTTTGACCGGCAGCACGTTTACGAAGAGCCAGATCCTCGACCGCGAATCCGACGCCGCGCCAAAGCGCCGTGAGAAGCGCGCGACCCGGAAAATGCTGCGGCAACTGATAGCCCAGACCGCCGCCGAGCACGGGGCCGGGCGCATTCTTGTCACGTGCCCGAAAGCGGTCGAGGCGATGCTCGAACGCCATTGGCGACGCCCGGCGAACGTGGACATTTTGCATTTCGGGGCCTTGAGGGGCAAGGACTGGGCGAAGCAGCACCGTGCCTGCATTGTGCTCGGTGCGATGTATCCCGACAGGATTACCGTAGACGGCATGACGGCCGCCCTGACGCCCGAAGACGAAGACCTTGAGACCCCGCTCGACCCGCGCGGAGACGGCGACTCGCCGGACGGAGCGGTCGTCTACCGTGCGAGAACGCTCCGGATGCGGGATGGCCGGACGATGGACATCGAGACCCAGGAATATTCTGGCGAGTATTCCTCCCGGCTCCTCCGCATGATTCGCGACGAGGAGATCGTCCAGGCGCTCGGGCGTCTCCGCGCGACATATCGCTCGGACATGCCGCATCTCTATATCGTCGGGTCGTGCGTGCCCGAGGGCACGATAGTCGACGAGGTCGAGCCGCTCGTCGATCACATCCGCGACCGCGGTCGCCTCCTTTCCCACGCCGACGGCATCGCCGACGAGTCGCGCGCGACGAATACCGGCGTCTGGAAGCGATTCCTCCGCGCCGTCGACGGCGACGAGGCCCTCGCGGCCGCCTTCCACCACCTTGAGACCGGAACCGGAACAAGGATCCTCGTTGCCGGCTGGGTCGCGGACGACGACGTGCGCTCGATCGCAGCCGATCGCGGCGCCCGGATCCTGCGAACGGCCGCGAGATCGCCTACGGGGAAGCCGCCAGTCGCCGTACCGAAGCCCGCGAACGCGCTTCTGGAAGCCGTCCTCGCGCAGAGAGCCGCGGACTGCGCGGCTCAGGGGTCGCCGACCGCGCCCGTTCCGGAGCCGGAAAGGAAAACGGCCGCCATGGCGGCCGCGGATGAGTGGGAAGACGATTTCAAAGTGCCGGAGTTGCCCCCGGACATCCCGTTCTAGGCGGCAGTGGCCGCTTCCAGCGCGGCGATCCGGCTCTTGAGATCGACGATGACGGCGCGCAGGCTCTGTATCGTGTTGCCGTTGGCGTCGGAATGATAGAGGTTCTGGGTGACGCTTACCCCAGCCGCCTCAACAGCACCCATCGTCAACGGAACCCAGTAGTAGAGCCCCTCGCCGAAATCCGGCCCGATGCCTTGTGAGCCCGAGTACGACAGCCACATGTGGTTGTAGCGACGCACGATGTCGCCGGCGGCGTATGACTTGGCGTTGTCGTAGAACATGTCGTATTTCACCCCGCCACCGGCGGTTCCGGCCGGAACGGGCTCCCAGGCGCCATTCTTGCGCCCGTAGACCGTGCCGTCTCCGGGCGCCTCGGCGATGCCGGCCGCCGGATGCGTCAGCGCCGTCCACGTCCCGTCGCGGCGGACGTAATCCGTGCCGTCCGCCGGCGCGTCGGCGATGCCGCCGGAACCACCGCCGTCGAAGGCGACCCATTCGCCGTCCTGTCGGGCATACGGCGTGCCGTCCGCCGGCGCTTCCGCGATGCCAGCCGGCGCTGCGGAGGGCTCGACCCACGCGCCGGCCTTTCGGAGGTATTCCTTTCCGTCCGCCGGCGCGTCGGCGAGCTTTCCTTCCGCCAGTTCGCGGAAATTCGCGTCGACTTCGACCGAGGTCAGCGGGCGTCCGAGGTCGTCCCGGTACGTGATCATGCGTTCTCTCCTTCGGGATCGATCTGATTCTCTTCGCCGTCGCGGAGTCCGGCGATCGCTTCGGCCGTCCAGTCCGTCTGTCCGATGACCGGGCCGGAGACGTGGACGAACCGGCGGGCGAAAGTGCCCCGGTAGTAGTTGCCTTCGAGGATCGGCGGCTGGATGAGGTGCGTGCCCGTCCACGTCACCGCGACGAGTACCGCCGGCGATCCGGTGACGTCGGACGGCACCCCGCGCGAGGCGATGCCGCCGGCCGACTGACGGACGCGAGGAATGGGCTTTTCGCCGCGGCCGCGGTCGATCCGGCTCTGCGCGATCTTTTCGACTAGGGCGCGGTTGATGCGCGCCCTAGTCGTGGGAAGGTTCGTGTTCCGCCTCATTGCGCAATACCCATCGGCGATTCATTGAGCCTGGCGGCGATGTCGATCTCGCGCGTCAGCACGTCCGAAGTCGCTAGCGATTTCAGACGGATATCCAGATATGTCGGCTTCAAAACAGGTGCTTGCGCAGGGTCCTTCAAGCCGGACATGATGGACCACTGCGCGTTGGCGCCGTTGCCGACATCGACCGACTCGACGGCGTACGAGCCGTAGCGTAGGCGCTCGGCTCGGATGGGCCGCGAAGCCGGGTCCGCATCGGTGACGTATTCGATCTCGCGAATAGCGAGGCCCGGCGCGCCGGCGTAATCGGGGTCGGACCAGTCGTCGGCATAGACGTCGCCGAGCGGCGATTCGGATGTCTCACCGGTCCCGAGCGAAATGCCGGCCTCGATCCGCGCGACAGCGCGATCGCCGTCCCACTCGCGTTCGATCGTGACGACCTTCGCCGTGATCCGCCGGCCGGTCGTGCCGCCGTCCCACGGTACGACGACCGAGATCGAGTCCGCGACCGAGACGTCCCGGACGTCCTCCCAGAGGAAATTGCCGACGATGTGCCGGGCCCGCAAGTTCCGGCGCCCGGTCTTCCGGAGTCGGCAAAGCGCGTGTTCGATGCACCGCTGGCCTCTCGGCGTGTCGAACCACTTGTAGGTCGCGGCGCGCGACGGGATGTCGTCCGGATAGACGCGGATCCAATACGTCCACGTCGATTCGTAGGATCGCACGATCGCCGATTCGTAAGTCGACCTCCGGGTCTCGCCGGCGGGATTGCGCTCGTCGAAATACTCGCTCGATCGATGATCGGCGACGGCTTCGTAGTACCTGCCGTCGTGCTCTACGCGATCGCCTGCGACATAGTCCGTGTCCTCGAGCCACGCGTGGATCTTGTCCGAGACGAAGATGTCGCCGAGCGAGAGTCGGAGGACTTCCGGGTCCTTTTCGCGGACGAACACGGTGTCCCAGACGGGCACCTCGAGGCTCGCGAAGACGCGCTCCTGCCGCGCCTGCGAATACGAATACTGTACATTCCAGCGCTTGACCGTCGTCGTGAAGACCGCATACGTCCCGCGCAGCGTCGTGTTTTCCAAGACGCCGTCCGCGCGCTCACCCCTGAACTGCACGTACTCGGCGAAGGGGCCGGTTTCCCATGCTACTAGAGGTTTGAGCGTCGTCGAGTAGACCGCATACGTCCCGCCGACCGACATGCCCGTCGTCCGGCGCTGGACCGCTTCGACGCCGGCGGACGACCAACCCTCGGCGCCGGATACAGACAATGCCTGCTCGATCCGTCCGCCGAAACTCGGATCCATGCTCGAGATGCTGCCGATCCACGCGCCGATGTCGGTCTTCCCGGACGCCTCCTGCGTCCAGTCGCACGTGATCTCCGCCCGGTATTCCTTGGACGGCGGATCGTACATTCCCGGCGGCATCGACCACGCGTCGCCGTCGACGAGGAGGACGCCCGCGAGGTCGTGGATCGTCTCGCCGACGAGATCGTCGACGTATGAGATCTCATGGGTCGCGGGATCGACGCGGAGCGTGCCCGAGCGTCCGAGGAGGTAGGTCTCGACGCTTTCGGGGTCCGCGTCGGAGAAAAGGAAATCCGTCTCCGGGCCGTCCGCGAGATTGTCCTTGCACCATTCGAGGAGCAGGTCGTCGATGTCGGCCGGAGCGCATTCGACTTCGATCGTCTGGGTCGGCGACAACAGGTCGTCCGGCAACCCCACGATCCGGCCTCGCGCGATCAGGACGGCGTCCAAGGCATCGCCGGTCGGGGATTCGGAGATCAGGACGCAGCGCGGCGACGCCGATCCGAGCCCGGACAGGGACAGGCCGGACTGGCGGCGTTCGATCGAAAGGGTGACGATCTGGCCTTCGGTTTCCGTCATCTGCAGCCGGAACTCGTCGTTCGCGACGTCGCAGTGGATCGAAGGATCGAAGGCGGTGTCGAGATCGTCGATATGAGCGAGGAAGAGCCTCACGGAGCGACCTCCTCCTCGACCTCGAGCGACCATCCGGACGAGCGGTCGGTAGATCCGCCGCGAGACTCGAAGCGGACGACGACACAATAGAAAGTAGGCCGGTACCAGACCATTGTCTTGCCGACTCGCCCGAAGATCGAGACGACCCGGCCCGCGACCGTCTCGCCGAGGTCGGCGTCCGTCGCCGCGTCGCGTGCATGCACCGTCCCTGGCACCGGGTCACGGAGCAGAATCGTCTCCTGCTGCCACGGCGCGATGCGCTGGCACCACCAGACCGACGAGTAGACCGTCAGAGCGGCGCCCGGCTGAAGCGCCTCGATCGGCGGCATGCGGACGCGGTCGCCGTCGACGCTGAGCGAAAGCGAGTACTTGGTGCCCCAGGTCGGCTTAAGGATTTTTGTCCGTCCGTTCCACGTGCGGCGCGCCTCGAAGCTTCCGACCGGCGTCTGGGTCTCCTGGACGCCGATCGAGGCGCGACGATCGACGGGTAGGTCGGCGAAGAGCGGGGAGACGGCGGTCATCGGCTCGTCATCCTGGAGTAATCGCGCTTCATCAGGTTGAACTCGTCCATCGAAGCGATCTCGCCTTCGTACGGGCCGGAACCGTTAAGGTAGAAGTTCACGGGCACGCCGGGGTTCTTCTTGTAGTAATCCTCCGTGGACTTGTTCCACGCGGTGACACCGCCGTTGTCGATGATCGTCTGGGCGCGCTGCGTGATCGCGTCGTCGCCCCAGCGGGAGCGGTATCTCGCGAGTTCGGCCGGCGTCGCGATGGCGGCCGCCTTGCCGTAGGACAGCGCGTGCCGGTCGTTCGCGGCGATCGCCTCGCGCTCCCGTTTCGCGCTTTCCTCCGCCTCCTTCATCTTGTTCCAGGCCGCGTAAGCGGACGCGAACACGCCGACGGCCGTCGCGACGAGCGCGATCGGTGCCGCGAGACCGGCGAGAGCGGTTCCCAGTGCCGTGAACGCGGCCGCGATCGTCTGGCCGGCAGCGGTGCCGGCGAGAGCGGTCGTGACAGCCGAGAAACCGGTGGCGAGTGCAGAAAAGGCCGCTTTTGCGCCGAGCAGGAGCAGCCCGCCGGAGATGGCGTTGAGCCCCCGCGCGATCGCGAAGAGGGATCCGCCGGCGAGAAGGATCGCCGCGGCGTGGGTTTTCACGAAGCCCATCGTTATCGTGTCGAGCCAGCCGAACATCGCGCGCATGATGTCGACGAAGTCGCCGAAGACGCCGGTGATGTACTCGACCCGATCCGCGAGGCGCTCGATCCATTCGTAGCCGCGATCGGCGCGCTGCTCGTCGATCACCACTTTTTTGAACTGCTCGATGAGCTTGCCGACGGCGGACGACACCCGCAGGACTACGCCGAGGACCTGGCCGAGCGAGGTCGTCAGGGACGCGAAGGACGCCTCGCCGGACTGGAACGCGAGCGCCTCGGCGAAGCCGGTCCGCAGATAGTCGCCGATCGTCTGGACCCACGACTTGACCCAGCCCGAGAACGCGTCGAAGCGGGCCTTCAGACCATCGAACGCCTTGTCGGCCCACTTGCCGAGTCCGGTCTCCATGCCTCCGCCGCCCTTGACGAACTCGGCGCCGAACAGCCGGCCGACGTCGCGGAACAGGGACGCGAGGTACTTCACGATCTTGGTGAAGATGACTTCCAGCCGATCGGTGTCGAAGTTCGCGAAGAAATCGAAGAAGCTGAAGCCCGTCAGATCTTTTATGAGTGCGTCGACCGCCCGCCCGGCCGCGATCGCGGCACGCCCCAGGATGCCGAGGACGCCGGCGATCGCCATGATGAGGTCGTGGACGTCGTAGAGCCAGTCGCGTTGGACCACGATTCGGCTTTCGTCGAAGAAGGTCACGCCGAAGTCGGTCCGCGTGAAAACGATCGAGATCTCGCGCAGGAGCCGATAGAAGTTCTCGAAGGTCTTCACGAAGTAGTCGGCGATCCTGGCCTTCTTGTCGGAGAGGACACGCTCCAACCCGTTCGCGATTCGCGTCAGTGTCGGCTCGAGTCCTTCAAAGACGAGACGTTTCAGGGCGAAGTAGGTCTCGCGAAGGTTCGACGTCGCCGCTTCGTAGCGCTTCGCGGCTTCCACCTGCGCGCCGGTGACCAGGTTGCCTTCGGCGAGTTCCTGATCCTTGAACGCGTTCATCCCGGCGATGCCCTTCCGCGCGATGTTGTCGAACATCTCCGCGGCTTTCAGGGCGTCGCCGTCCCCGAAGATCTGGGCCAGATAGAAGCCCCGGCGGTTGCCGAGCTTCGTAGACGCGATCGCAAAATCCGTGAAGATGTGACTGATGCTGCGCAGGTTTCCCTGAGCATCGACCAGTTGCACGTTCATGTCCTGGAAAAGCTTCGTGAACGGCGCTTCCGGATCGAAAGCCGCTTCGGAGACCGCGGTGTTGAAGGCGCCCAGGATCGCCGCCGTGTCCTCCTTCTCGACGCCCGTCTGCAGACCGAACCGCTCCCATGCGGAGACGACCTCGGGCGGCAGTTTCAGGAGCGCGGACGTCTGACGGAGGAACCGCAAGGAATCGACGGTGTCGTCCACAGACTCCTTGATAAACGCGAAAGCCGATGCCTTTCCCGCCGCGGCCAACGCCGCACCGGCCGCACCGGCGACCGTCGCGAGACGAACCAGAGAGCGCATGGCGTTGCCGGCACCGCGGACGATCCGATCGGTCGCACGGCGGCCGGCATCGCCGAGGCGGCGAAGTGAATCGCGGGTGCGCTGCGTGATGACGCGGACCCTGTTCTGGACGCGCTGGACCCGGTCGATCACCTGGATGACCTGCGTCATGGACTGAACGACCGCCTGCAACCCGGCGACTCGGAATCGCGTGACGATGTCGGCGGTACGTCTCTGCACGTGTCAGGCCCCCATGATCTCTTTCCAGCCCTTCTCGTCGGCATTCGCCGTGCGGCCGGACTTCGCTTCGCGCCGGAACCACTCCTCCTCTCTCTGAAGGACGGCTCCGTGCAGCAGCATCATGCGCGTCAGCGAGACTTCTTCGACGGCTTCAACACCCTCGATTTCGAGGCGAGCGCACGTCTCGACGATCGCGATTGGGTCGAAGAGGTCTCTGCCTCCTCCCTCGCGATCCGATCCGCTTCGTCCAGACTTATCCCCGCCATCGCCTCCACCGCCGGCCGCACCTCCTCCTCGAAAAAACCGTTGAAGCCCCTTGGGCACGTGGCGACGAGGGAAGCGTTCGCGAGGCGCTGGAAGTCGGCCATGTTGAGCGTTTCCAGGGCATCCCGAAATTCGACGGAGCGGTCGCGGGCGCAGGCGGCGATGAGCGCCTTCATCGGCTTGCGCAGGCCGCCGCCGGGCCCGATCGCGGCTCCGAACTGCTTGGTGCCGAGTACCTCCGACGCGTTCTCCATGACCTCGGCGACCTGCGGATCGGCGGCGATGAGGGCGGCGACGTCGAGCGCCGGCGCGGGCCAGATCTCAACGGTGCCGGCGTCGACCTGGACGGACTCGGAGTAGTCCTTGCGACAGGCGAGGATGGTGGCGAGAGCGGACATGCGTTTTCCTTGCGAGTGCTACGGAGGGAGGAGCGTGGCGCGGGCCGGAGCCCGCCGCCGGGATCAGGCGGCCTTCGGGATCTGCCGGACGCGACCGATCCGGTATTCGGGAGCCTTCGTGGAGTCGGCGTAGGCGCGCCCGACGATCGTCATCTCTCCGAAGTCGTCGCCGTCCTGGCCCATAATGAGATCGCCGTCGGGGCGCATCTGCATGTCCCAGAGTTCGTAGTCGAAGCTCGGGCCCCAGCGGTTGTTCTGACGGATGATGATCTCGGCGCGGACGTCGGTCTTGGAAGCCGGGCCGTAGGTCACGACGTCCGCGGCATCGGCATCATAGACGACGTCGATATCGGCCGTGCCGTCGACGGCGACGGTCGCGCCGGCTGGGTGAGCGACGATTTCGAGGCGTCCCATCTCGCCGTCGAGGACGTAGTTCGTGCCTTCGACATAGGCGGTCTGCGTGGCGGCGCATTCGACTGTGATCTGCGAGATCGAGTGATGATCGAGGTCGGCGATATCGCCCGCCGCGATTCCGACGAACGAAGCGGCTTCGGCCGCGACAGCCGCCTGGCTGACTACGACCTCTTCGGACTGGAAGAGGATCTTCTTCGCGAACGCCGTCATCTGGCGAAGCACGAAATTGAAGGACATCTCGTTCTTCGTGATGTCGGTCAGCGCGAGATCCTTGTCCGGAGTCTCGTTGCTGTAGACCTCGCTCTCCTCGAGAGTCCGCGTGCCGGTCACGGAAGTCGTGTCGCCGAGGGACCGGAAGAACTTGTCGCCCTTGATCCGCGCGAGGATCTGGCACTTCGCCTTCGTGCGCAGTTCGTTCGGCAGCGTCGAGTAGATGTAGCCGGAGCCGGTCTTCTTCATGCGTCAGTCCTCGTCGCGATTCGGGAATGTCACCGATGTTCGCGAGGAGGCTGCCCGATCAGCAGAGAGGGTTTCGCCGGAAAAGTCCCGGTTTCCATTCGACGCGTGCCGATGCTACCGAGGGGGTCAACCGAAAGGATTGGGACGGGGACGCTGTGAAGATTTTCCTGGGATACGCTTCGGAAAGACTGGAAGCGGCGCGAGAGATCTACGAATTCCTGACGCAATGGGGCGACGAGGTGTGGTTCGACAAGGAAGCCCTCATCGGGGGCACCGACTGGGACGCGGAACGCGCCGAAGCCCAGAGGTCGGCAGACCTCGTCGTCCACCTATGCTCGACGGAAATTCTCCAGCGCAGCGGCGTCGTCATCCGCGAGATCAAGCAATCGCTCAAGCTCGTCGAAGACCAGCCGTTCGGTCATCTATTCATGGTCTCCATCCGCCTCGAACCGATCCGGCTGCCGCCCGAACTCGTCCGCTTCCAGTACATCGACCATTTCGCCGACGACTGGCGGGAACGCCTGGAACGCGTGATAGAGAAGCGAAGGAGCCAGATCGCCCCGGACCGTGACGTGAGGCTTCCGAGAGCAGAGCCGCCTCGTGCCCTTCCGCAGCAGGCCAGCACCATCGTTTCCCAGGAGGAGGGTCCCGTGAGCGGTTCGCAGAAGATCCAGTTCGAAGACGTCACCAAGACCTACGAATGCCGCGGCGAATATCTCCGATACGACGGCGAAGGACCCTACTGGACGTGGGTGAACGCAGCCATCGCGGCGCACGCGCTCGAGGATTTCTTCTCGACGCGTTACGACTTCCGGACGCTGGAAATCGACGATTTCCCGGAAGACGAGCGCACGTCCGAGTGGTCGGTCGGCACCGAGGAGTTCTTCCGCGACGGTGACCGGCTGTCGCTCCGGTTCTACAATTACATCGGCTATGCGAGAGCCGCCCATCCGAACCATTACATCACCACGCTGAACTTCTTCGGCGAGGATATCGGCACGATGGACATCCAGAGGCTGCTCGGCCACTCGGTTACCGAAGCCCGCAAGGTGCTTGGGTATTGCGAGAAGGTGATCGCTGCCGGGTTTCAGGAAGGCACGCTCAAAGATCGGGATTTCTTCGACGGCTACAAGGAGGACGACGAGGACGTCTGGCGCCTTCTCGCGCACTTCAACTTCGACAGGCGCGGGGTGACGTTCAATTTCTCGCCCTACGACGTCCTGCCGTTCGTCTACGGATCACACGAAGCGTTCGTTTCGTGGGGCGTCCTTCGCGAACTGGTGAGCGGACACGACGACCGGGTCGTCGGGCTCCTCGCGGGGAACTGATGCCTTACGCCGGCACGAACGCGTCCGCCTTACCCTCCGCCGTATAGTAGACGACGTCGAACGCCAGGCCTGACGACACCAGCGTCAGCGGGTTGCCGTCGTCGCCAGTGCCGCTATCGACGGCGATGCCCGCATCCTCGACGAGTTCGATACTTTCTATCGGGATCTCCTCGACTAGCGACAGGACGGCCGCTTCGAGCCGGACCGCGAGATCGCCGGCGGCGGCGCCGAAGTCCGTGTCCCAATTCACGCGGTCCTCGAACGAAACGCGCAGCCGGAGTTGCCGGCGCTGCAGGCGGCCCTGGCGGCTCTCGAGCGAGACGGGCGTGCGCTCGCCCCACACGAACGCGGCCGGGTAGCTGACCTCGTCCCACGGAGACAACGACGTCTGATAGACGCGGCCGCCGAACTCCGGCAGGTCACGAGCGACGATCTCGCGGACGGCGGTGACGATCTGATGATTGACGTGCGTCACTGGCGTTGCTCCATCAGTCCGACATGCCAGACCGCCCCCCGGTCCTCGCACCACAGGACCGGATACTCGGTGCCGTCGATCGTCAGGACGTCGCGCTTCTTGATCGGACGGACGGGCACCGACGCTTTCTCGACGCGGGCGGACGACTGGATCTTCGTGACCGGGAAGTTGTCTTCGACGACGCGGATCTCGCGAGTCGCACGCGTCGCGCGGCACGGGTAGTCGACGCCGTCGACGCGTGCGACGGCCGGCGAGCCGAGGGAGGACGCGACGGTGCGGGCGACGAGGGCGGCGAGGTTCATCAGGCGGGCTCCGGACGGATCTCGATCAGCGTCGTACCCTCTGGGAGCGTCTCGCCCGCGACGGCCGGCCCCGAACACGACCGGAAATCGAACTCCTCCGCAGGATACATCTCGCGCACGTCTTCGAGTTGCGCGTCGGAATTCGTCGCGAAGACGAGGTGCGGGAACGTTTTCTTGATGACGACGATCATATGGTGATACTCCTCGACCCGCGATTTGACGTGCTCTCGGACGTGCTCACAGCCGGCGACGCCGAGTTGTAATTGGCGGTCGACAGAAACTGCGCCATCGACTCCCACCTGCTGAGAACCGACGCGGATGCCCCGTAGACGGAAGCATTCCCGATCGTCACGAGAGACTTGCCGTCGTTGACGATTGCGTTGACCGGCGATCCGCAGATGACGGAACGGCCGAAACGGGAACCGTGATGTCCGATCGTGACCCGTCCCTGTTCCCTGCAGACGATGGATTCGTATCGGCTTCCGGTGATGACGACGCGCGGAAAATGGGTCTTGACTCCGTCGTACACTCCGACGGGAACGCGGCCGTTACTGATCGCGACGGCCAGATCGATACGGCTCTCCCCCGTCGCCTGTATGCCGAAGCCGTTCAGCGCGAACCGGATCGGGACCTCCTGATCGTCCGTGTAATACGACCCGCCATCCGTGAAGACGGAATCACCGAGATGGAACGCGTACCCGTTCGCGTCCCTGTCCGAAGCGTTGACGATACCGAGGTCGCGAAACTGCGGGAGGCGGGAACGGATGCCGCGGAATAGGACGCCGTCGCTGCGCAGGTGGGTGGCGTACTTCTTGAACTTCACGCTGACGGTAGCGCCCGCCAGTGCCGAAACGCCGCCGAGGTTGGAAACCGTGAAGCCCGCTCCCAACTTTGCGGTGACGCCGAAGTAACCTTGCGCGCAAAGCTGGTTGGGACTGGTATAAACCTCCGTCGACGTGATCTGGACGTAGTCTCCTACTTCGAAATTCGAGAGAACATCCGAGGTCAATGCGTAGGTTACAGACCAGTTTTCGGACGAACCGCTATAGCTGACAGTCGTCGAGATCGGACCTGTCTCGTAGATCGCGGGGCTGCCGACGATCGAAAGAAAGGACAAATCCTCATCGATCAGTTCGATCAGGGTGTCGATGTCGTGGTAGCCGGGGCCGAGTTGCAGCGTGACGCGTGCGTCGGGAGCAGGGTAGCGAGCGCGAATGGTGGCCAGCGCGCTTGCGATCGTCGAGAAATCCTCCGGCACGCGCACGATGTCTCCGTCCGCCCAGAACGCCGGCAGTCCGCCGGATCCACCTCCACTCGGCACTTCGAGCGCTTCGACGCGCTCGGTCAGGCTCTGCCCGAGGCCGGCAAGGCCGAGATCGTAGGCGGCCTTCGTCGCGCCGACGGTGACAGATCCCGCGGACGGCTGGACGACGACGTCGAGCGTCGACGGGGAACCGTTCGCGCCGAGGACCGGGATCGTACCGAGAACATCCTGAATGTAGGGAAATATCGTCGAGAACAGGAAATCAGGGCTCATGCCGAACGAGAACGGGAGCCCTGCAGCCGGACCGCTTGCCGCAGAAAGGTTGATAGTGCCTGGCTCGGTCAGGCCGAGATCACCCAGCGTCGGTATGGACCCGTCGGTATAAGGGATCGTGAAGACGCGCGTCGTGCCTGCGGGCCACGTCGTCGTCTCGGTATAGACCGGGCCACGGACATCGGCTTCAAGGACGTCGAGGTCAATCTCGATGCTGCCGACCTTCGGCCGCAGGCCGAGTTCGGGGTCGTTGACCGCGTTGTCGAGCGCCTCGACGTCCGCGGCAAGCTGAGGATCGACACCCTTTCCGCCGCCGCCGAACGGCTGGTACGAACTCATCATCGGGCGGTCCCTCCTGAAATCTGCCTGACGTCATCGACGAGATCGCCGAGCGGCCGCGCATTGGCTGGCTGCTGCTGTGGTGCGGGAAGCGGGCGGCGGCGAACGGGTGCGGTCGCGGTCATCCGGTCGCTCCCAAGACGACGTGGACGCGGGCCGTCGCGGAGATGCCGGGCCGGGCATCGGTAGGATCGACCGCGAGATAGAAGCGCATGTCGGGGTCACGGTCGGTGCAGAACGTCCAGACACCGGGATCGAGGGGCCACGACGCGTCCATCTGCGGCGCAGTCGCATTCGAGCCCGCGAGGTCGTCCGTGGTCGCGATAACGTGGACGAGCTTCGTATCGGCGGGAACCCGGATCATCGCGAGATCGGTCGAGCCGACCGCGATCTCTTGCCAGGTCGAACCGACCTCGAGGACCTCGACGGCGCCGCCGAGCGGGAATGCCGGGTAGATGCCGTCGATCGTACGCGCTGCACGGAGCATGTCTCGCCTCGTCTAAAGGATTGTCCGAAGGAAAACGGGGCGGGCGGTTTCCCGTCCGCCCCGCAACCGGCACCGCCACTCGTCCCCTCCGGCGGCGGCCGGAAGGATTACTTCGAGAAGTCGATCTCGATCGCGGCGTCGGGCCTGGTCGTGTAGGAGATCGTGCGCATCGAGCCCTTGATCTCGAGACCCTCGTTCCACGCGAGCGGCTGGGACTGCGAGTAGAATGGCAGGACCTCGCCCTCGAAATCCATGGAGGCGGACGGACCGTTGATCGTGCGGCCGAGGTCCGGGATCATCGGGACGAGGAGGTTCTTCGTCTCGTCGATGTGCGGGCTCTGGAAGTAGACCACTTCGACCTTCTCGGCGATGATCGTGCCCTTGCGGCCGTCCTGCCGATCGACCCAGGTGCTCTGCTTGTTCAAGGTCCGGATCTCCTTGTAGACCTTGTCGCGGCGGAGTTCCTTCATGCCCTTCTCGGTCACGATGAGCTTGTACCACTCGGGCGTGAAGCCGAGGATCCGCTCGATCTTGTCCATACAGTCGATCACCTGGTCGTCGATCGCCTCGACCGAGGAGCCGAGCGTGATCGTCTTCTTCAGACGCTGCATCTGGAAATGGCTGAGGACGTCGAGCAGAAGGCGGCCGTTGCAGTCGTAGATCTTGCCGAACAGGGCGTGCCAGCGCTGGTGCGCCTTCGTCGCGTCGAACTCGCGGCGGAGATAGGTCTGCTTCTTCTGACGCTCGGTCTCGAAGACGCGGGTCGCGTTCGAACCCGGAATGCGGGCTCCGATGACCTCGGACGGCCGGATGGTGGTCCGGCGCGTGAAGTAGGGCATGGAGAACTTGTGCGCGGTCGAGCGTTCGTAGTCCTTCATGAGATCGCCGGGCGAGCCGGGATCCGAGGACGGGATGAGGTCGATCTCGCCGATGGTGGTGCGGTCGAGGGCGAAATCCTCGGTGTAGACGGGCGTCTCGGTGAACGGGACGTGGTCGGCAATGTCCTGCCCCTGACGCGGCAGCAGGTTCATCGCCGCCGTCATCTGGACGTTCGTGAAGGCGTCGTGGTCCCAGATCGGATCGTAATCCATGGTCGTTTCCCCTCGTTCGACGACCGGTCCCCACCGGCCGTCGTTGAATTTCTGGCGTTACTGGATCGAGATCCCGGCGGCTTCTATCTGCTCTCGAAGATGATCCTCGAGCGCGGCGGTCTCGGCGGCGCCGTCGACGGCTGCGACCGGCGGCGTGGCGTCCGGATCAGCGGCGACGTCTGCGATGACCGGGAAGATCAGCTTCCGGCCGTTGACGATGACAGGGCCGCGGTGCGTGACCGTCCGCGAGACGGACTCGCCCGCCGGAACCGCGGGGCCGTAGAGCACGCCGACGAGGTCGTCGTTACCGTCCCTGAGAACGGTGCCCGGCATGATCGCGTCGGTGCCGGCCGAGTTGTCGATGTCGACGCTCTTGCGGCAGAAGTCCGCGCTGACTTCCCATGCGAGATGCGAACCGGTGCGGTGCGTCGGCTCGAAGCGGGTGTCCTTATGCGGCTCGGCAGGAGCCGCCGAAACTACGGTGAAATCGTCCATCTGCGTGTCTCCTCTCGATTACTTCTTGCCGAGCACGCCGGCGATCGCCGCGCCGATCGCGGCCGCCATGTCGGCGTCGGACGAGGCGCGCTTGCCGGCGACGGCTTCGGCGTGGGTGATGAAGGCTCCCTTGCCGCGGCGACCGGTGTTCTCGGCCGGTGCGGTCACGGTGGTGCCGGTGCCGTCGATCTCGACCGGGTTGCCGGCGACGTAGCCCTCGGCGAGCGAGCGCAGGAACGGGACGGCGGAGCCGCCGTTCGCGAACGTGTCGAACTCGTCGGTCTTGCCGCGGGTCGCGGCGATCGCGCGATAGCCGGCGATCGCCCTCTGGTCGGCTTCGGAGCGGACGCCGGCCGCCGGAGCAGCCGGGGTCTGAGGAGCGGCGGGCGCCTGCGGCTGAACGGGGGCGGGAGCCGATCTGGTTGCAGCGGCGGCGGCCGCGCGAGCGGCTTCCTCTTTCGCGGCATCGTCCTCGGTGGTGGAATCGTCCTCCAGCGCGGCGTCAATCGCGTCCGTGAACGCCTTCATCGCGGCCTTGATCTTCTCGGCGTCCATGCTGCGTTTCCCCTTGGTGGTCAGCGTGATCGTGGATGCGGAGCGCTCGGCTCCGCGGATGCCGGCACCGCGATCGGCGGGCACGGCGACGGCGGAGACTTCCGCCGGGTCGAACTGGGTGCGGACGAGGACGACGTCGCCCTCGCGTTCCTCGGCGACGGCGCCGAGGCGGCCGTATCCGAGCGACATCGCCCGGACGAAACCGGCCTTCACTTTCGCGATCAGGTCGGTCTCCGTCGGCGAGAAACGGATTTCGGAGACGAGCGCCCGGATACCTTCGGTCGGGCCGTCCTCGACGCGAGGCGTCTCGACGCGACCGACGATGGACTTCGTCGTCCAGCGATCGTGCGAGTCGAGGACTGGCGCGCCCTCGAACGCGGCGAGTTGCTCGGGCGTCAGAGCGTCGACGTCGAGAATCTCGTCGTACGCCTGGCCGTTGTCCCAGTCGTACATCCGGACCGGCGCGTTCGTGGCGAGGACGGCGGTCACCGTCAGCGTCTCGTCGTTCCAGGTCGCGGGCGCGGCCACGGCGGCGCGAAGGCCGAGCGTCGGCAACTTCCTCGTCACTGTGGTCGCGGTCTTCTTCGGCACCGGGAGATCCCTGTGATTCCTATCGTTGCAGGGATGCTGCCCGAGAAGGAGAGAGGGTTTCGCCGGAAAAGTGAGGTCAGAAGATCGGGCTCTGAAGCACGGACGAGTCCTCCTTCGCGGCATCGACGAGCGAGCGTTCGTACTGCTCCTCGGCCTCGACGGCCGCGAAGACCGCCTTCGCGACGTCAGTCTCCGGCTTCCATTCCGCGTCGAGAGTCCGGATGCCCATGACCTGAGCGCGGGCCGCGTCGTCGGCGAACCGGCGCAGGACCTCTTCGTAGGCCATCCCGAAGTAGTCCTCGACGAGCTTCGAGAGCGGCAGCGCGCCCGCCTTCACCATGGCGACCATTGTCGTCAGTTCGCGATCGAGCGTCGCCGACTGGATGATCGGCCACTTCCACGTATGCTCGAAGATCTCCTCGGGGGTAGCGCCGGCGGGAGGTGCCCATTGCTCCGTCAGGATCGCCATCGTCACGAACGCGATCCAGATCTTCCGGAGCGCGAGTTTCGTGAGCGGCTTGCGCTCCATGTTCGCGCGACGGGTCACGCCGGCGCCGATGTATCGCATCGAACGTTCCGGGATGTTGTCGTGGTGACCGAGCGCCTCGAAATACGGAACGCCGGCAATGGCGCACATAGCGATCGCCTGGTTGCGCTGCATCGTATCGTACGACGTGGCGCCGGCCGGCGGCGACTGCATGTTGGCCTTCAGGCCGGGCGGCAGGAGCGCGATGTCGCCGCCCTGCATGCGCAGGTTCCGGATCGCCGTGTACGGATCGGACGCCTCGTCGTCGGGCTCGCCCGGAATGCCGCCCGCGTCGTTCTCCTCGCCGGCGATCTGCTCGAGGAAGGTCGAGAGCATCGTCGCGTTCTGGAGGCGCTTGACCTCGATCTGCCGCAGGACCTCGCGCTGATCCGCGAGTTCGATCATGGGGGCCCAGGCGACTTCGCCGCGAGGATTGCCCGTCGATGACGAGAAGACGTGGAAGAACTCGCCGGCCTCCAGCGGGACGATCCTCGCCTGTTCGCCCAGTCTCGCTGCATCGCCGGGATGCCGGTCGTAGACGGCGTATGCGAGCTTCTGGTCGTGCAACGAGGCGACGCCGTTGCGGAAGCGGACGTTGCCCCTCCACGGACCTTCGTAATCGTCCGGATGCCAGTCGCAGGTGAGGGCCTGGAACTGGATCGGAACGACGGTCTCGCCCCACATCTTCCTACCGCGGCGATCGCGGACGCGGATGCCGAGATCGCGGTCGACGAAGAAGTTCCGACCGACGTCCTCGGCGAACCAGTCCCCGAAGTCGCGTTCTCCTCGATTATCCAGATACGGCACCGACCGGCGCCAGAGTTCGGTCAGTTCGCGGAAGCGGGATTCGGGCTGCGGGCCTTCGCCGATCGTCGTCTCGATCTTGCGGTCGAGGATGCACTTCACGTCCGGATTGTTCCGGGCCATGTGCCGCATGATCTCGCGGAGGCGGCGCTGCTCCGGCACCAGGTCGAGAGGCGACGGGTTGCGATAGCGCGGCAGCGTCGATGAGGGCGCGGCCGCCGGATAGATCGAGGTCGGGTAGCCGGGACGGCGGGGTGCGCCGGACGAACGCTTTCCGCCGAACGCGGCCCCGATGCGCGAGATGATATCCATCAGTATTCGCTCCCCCTGACGGACATGCGGACGACGGTGAACCGCCGGTCGGGCAGGAGGCGCTCCCCGGTCTTCTCCTCGTATCGGCGGTACAGGGTCTTCAGGAGAGCCCTCGCGTCGGAGACAGACATGAACGAGGCGCTGCCTGCGTCGGGGCTGGCGATCGCCGTCGCGCCGGACGCGATCTTGCGCTCGATCTCGACGATCGCCTCCTTGAGGTCGGGGGCGGTCCAGAAATGGTACACGGGCGGCTCCTCAGAATATCACCACGCCGGCGGGCCGCTTCGGTTTCACCTTAGCCGGAACCGGTACCGGATCCTCGCGGATGATCTCGAAGCGCGGCTCGTCCGACGGCGTCTCCTCCGGAGGCTGCTCCGGATCGGGCGCGGGTTTCGCCGGAAAAGTGCCGGAGGACTTCGCGGCCGCCTTCTCCGCGACGACGCGTTCGGCGGCGGCCGCGTTCGCCGCGTCCTCCGCTCGCCGGTCGACGGCGATCGCCCGCTCCATCCTGACGCCGTAGCCGCCGGTCCAGCGGCGCTCCATCATCTCGGCGGCAAAGGCGTAGACCATGCAGTCCCACACCTCGCCCGTCTCGCGCTGCTTGTCCTTCGACTGCCAGATCAGGTTTCCCGCCGGCGTCTCGACACGATGCTCGGCGCACATCGAGGCGAAGAAGTCCGCGTTCAGATGTGAGGGAAAGAACCACGACTGCGGCGACGGGCAGGGCTTCTCGAGCGTTATGGCCAGATGCTCCTTCGCGTTCAGAACGCCGATCTTCTGATAGCTGCCCCCTTTGCGCCAGGACACGGCCCGGTCGGCCGTCGGCGCGATGACGGGCAACCGTCCCCGCTCGCCGCGAACCGGAAATATCTTCAGGCCACGCGACTCCGGCAGGCCGCAGAACCGCATGCCGTCCTCGGTGGACCAACTCACGTCGCAGCACGTCCGCTGGACGCGGAGCATCCGGCCGTCCGCCGTCCGGTATTCCTTGCGGAGGATGTCCCAGACCTGTTCGCCGGCCGCGTGCGTGAACGGCAGGACCGGCATGTCGACGACCTCGCCGGTGACCCGGTCGGAAAGCTGCTGCGTGTGGACGATCGCGTGACGGACGATGCAGCGTCTGGAATTCAGCCCGACGCCGACGATGACGATCTCCATCCGCGGCGGCCGGTCGTCGCGCAGCGTCGTGCCCTGCTGACTGTCGATGCCGGCATGCAGGTAGAGCACCCAGTCCGGCATGTCCGCGCCTTCCGGGAGTTCCTCCTGCCGATCAACGAATTCGTGCGGCTCCAGCGACGACAGCTTCGGCGGCGACCATGGCCGCGCGAGGAACATGTTGGTGAAGGCCTGCAGGGCATCCGGGTGCCGTTTCGCGTGCAGGCTCTCGTTCGCGATGTGCCTCCATGTCGCTTCGGGATCCTGGCTGTGGATCATCCAGGAGCGGACGCCGAGGTTCGTCGGATCGCCGGAGACCTCGATCTCCCACGACCCCGTGGCCATCATCGAGACCTTCTCGCGCTCGTTGATATGAGCCGAGCAGGCCTCGCATTCGTACCACCACTCGTCGGCAAAGCCGTCCTCTCCGACAGTGAAGCGGAGACCGGCGCCGTGGGGGATGTGCTTCTCCGCCTTGTCGACCTCCTCGACCGAGCAGACGAACGGACCGCGATGACCGCAGCACGAGTGGTCCATATACCATTCGAGTTGCGTCGAACGGGAATGTTCGTCGGAGACCGCGCATTCTCCAACGGTCGTGGGCGTACCACCGACGAGGACGACTCCGTTCCCGTATTCCTGGCCACGGCGCTTTATCAGGCTCATCTTCGAGCCTTCGTCCGTCTTGCCCTTGGCACCCGGCTTTGCCTGGCGCGCCTGAAGGGCACTGTCGCCGGCCTCGTCGACGACGATCAGTCTCGCGTCATCGCTCTTGATCTTGTTGGAGAACGAACGGCCTTTCACTCTAGCGCCGTTGGTCAGCGTGCGGTTGTCCCAGCGTTGACGGTCGCCGGAGAAGGCGGCTTGCGGGACCAGATCACGGATCTCGGGAGAGGCATCGACGACTTTCATCCACTTGTCCTCGAAGAAGGTCTTCGCGGCCGTTGCGCTCCGGTCGTAGAACATGACCGAATCGTTCTCGTGCATCGAGATGTAGGACATCATCGCGGCCGCGAGGAAGGAGAAGCCGATACGCGGGTTCTTGAGGTACGTGATCTGCTTCACGCCCGGCCGCTGCGCGAGATCGGCGATTGCTGCCTGCATGGGGGTCAGCTTCATCTTGCCGTGACGCGATCCCATGCCGGCCGGCACGACGAGGTTTTCGTAAGCCCAGTCGGCGATCCGCATAGGCTCCGGTGCGACGATGCCATGCGAGAGCCAGCCGAGGGACTGGTAGAACTCGATCTCGCCGTTCGCCGCGAGAGCCCGGCACTCCTCGATGAACTCCGCGTCTGTAGCCGGATCGACGATACCCGGGATCTTCCACTTGCGGCGACGATCAGGCCTCTTCATCGAAAGCCTCCTCGTCCGCGTCCTTCGGTTCGTCGTCGTCCGCCTCGTCCACGTCGACACCGAGTTCGACGAGGCGGGTCCTCGCGATCTTCGTCATCTCCCGCTCGATGATCGCCTGGGCGTCTCGGAGTGCCTCGCGGCAGATCGAGGTCGTGTCGGCCTTGAATTTCCGGACCATCTCCGGCGGCCACCCCTGCACGTCGCGCTCCTGCCGGGCCGCGATGCCGATTATGGTCTGGCGGATCGAGTTGAGGGCGAGCGCGAAGGCCTGCTCGGACGACTGCCGATGGACCAGGACCGCGGTGTCACGGCCCAGCTTCGCCTTCATCGTCTTCAGCGTCTGCCGCTTGACCTCGGCATCGAGGTCGACCTCGGGAGCGTCGCCGCCGCCATCGTCGATCGGTGCGAAGCGATCCCGTTCTTCCGCACGCACCTGTTCCTCGCGCCACGACCATACCGCCGCGAGATCGACGAGGGTCGCCTTTCCGGCGCCGCCGGGTTTCGACGGGCAGCCGCGCTTGATCCAGCGGCCGATCGTGTCGCGGTCGACGCCGAGGTAGTGCATCGCCTGGCGCTGCGACATGACCCTGGAAGGCTGCTCCGCCTTGTCCGTCTTCGCTTTCGTCCGCGGCCGCGTCGCCGCCTGCTCGTTCGTCTTCCGGACCGTCATCGCGTCCCCCTTCGATTCGGAGGCAGGCAATCACGGTGCGAGAGCGGGTTTCGCCGGAAAACTGGAATCGTGCCGCCAGTCAGGACGAACCATGAGCGTCACAGGACGCCATGACACGTAGGGGATCGAAACCGTCGGGAAGGGTCGCTTCGAGGGCCGTAGGTGGCGGCGGCGGCGGTATGCGCCGGAATTTCTCCATACAGAGAAAAGCGTCGCGGACGGGCGAACAACCGGCAGGCCTCCCGGCCCCCCGGGGCCCCCCGGCCGGCGGCGGCGGCCCCGCGGCGGCCCGGCGGCGGCCGTCAGGCGGCGGAGCGGGCCGCGAGCCGATTCCGAAGGATTTCTCGTTCCGCCGTCCATTCGGCTCCGTGGCGCGTATACGGCGATGGCCTCCCGAACGCACGTCGAAGGTGTGCGGGAAGGAATTCGGTCCTGCGTCCCGTCCGGACATCCTGCCGGACGAGGAGGTTGAGGGCGACCACGGGCCGGCCGCCCCCGAACCGGGCGAGGAACCGGGCGGCCGCGTGGAGGGCGACCTCGACGGTCCGGTGCTTCTCGACGTGCCCCTTGTTGCCGGACCCGTCGTGCGCCGGATACCTGACGAGCCAGTCCTCGCCGCGGCGGATATCGCGCCAGAGGCTGACCCGCATGGTCGCGGTCTCCAGTTCGATCCAGTGCGCGTGCGTCTGGACGGTGTCCGCGCCCGTGCACGTGTCATGGACGCGATTGGGCTTGCCGAGGTCGAGCCGATCAGACACTGCCGCCTCCCGATCCGGAGCCGGATGCCCGCGTCCGTTCGAGCGCGAGATACTCGTCGAGGAGGCGCGGCAGGTGCGTGCTGGCCTCCTCGACGGCGCGGTTCCAGTGGGGGAGCAGGAATGCCCTCGGGTATTTCGATTCCTTGGCCGCGTGGATGAGCAACTCCTTCTTGACACGACCCTTGAAGCCGGCCGGCCTCTCGGGGGTCTGCCAGAAGCCGAGCGGCCCGACCGGGTTGGCGGGCGTGCCCAGGCGCCCGAAATAGAGCGGCCTGTGCTTCTTGCTCTTCTTGGTCGCGTTGGCGCGCTTGATGAGCTTCTTGAGGCTGTTTTTCGGCAGGTTACCCTGCGCTGTCAGCCGGACGCCTTGGCCCCGTTCCAGAGCCGCCACATCGCTCGGGATGTAGTTATATTCCTCGGCTACACCTGCGTCGCCGGGTCTGCGGACCATCTCGTCGCCCAGATGGTATTTGAGATACGCGGCCTGCATCGGTCTGACCACGACCTTGCCCAGGACCTCGCCGCTCTGAGCCGCGTAGAATCCCTTGAGCGCGATCACGCTGCCCTTCTTGGTGCGCGGCTGGACGCGCGTGAACGGGACCGGGCCGCCCTCGATCTCGCGTTCGAACGCCTGCCCGATCTTCACCGTGGCGATGTCGAGGACCTCGTTGACGCTCTTCTGGAGCGCCTTGCCGAATGCCTGCTCCCCGAGGTCACGGTACTGCTCGCGGACCCGCGCGAGGTGCCGCGGATCGATCTCGATGAGCCCTTCACGAACAGCCATGCGCTACCTCCTCACGCACGAAAAAAGCCGGCGCGAGGAATGCTCGGCCGGCTGAGTCGTGACTATTCGATTCGCCCCACGCGGGAGACGTCTCGCGAACCAGATTATACGCGTCGCCGCGCGAGAAGCAAGGAATTGCAGGCATTTGCGTCACCATTCGCCGCCGCCATCGGGCATGAACTCGGCCGCGAGCGCATACTGGTACTCGGGCGAGGACTTCCACGGCATGAACTCCTCGATCGGGCTCTCGTCCTCGCGCTCGATCCGGCACGCCTCACGGCGCTCGGCTTCCTCGCGCCCGACCACGGGACCGCTCTTGCGCATGGCCATCGGCCTGCCGTCGGCGGTGATGGCGACCGGATCGATCGTGAGGGGATCACGCGACGGCGGCCGCCGGCCGGCGATGACGTCCCGGATGCCGGCGAGGATGTCGGCGGGGATGCCGTAAGCGCCGGACCAGACGTTCGCGGCCCACGACAAATGCGCGTTTGGGCCATGCAAGGACCAGTCGAGGTCGTCCGGGTCGAGGAGCGAAAGGAGTTCGTCCTTGGCGGCGGCCGCGGTGCCCATCTTCGAGAGAAGGGCGGCCTTCTCGTTCGCCCACTTCGAGAGGTTGTCGACGCGGACGCGGATCATCGCGCGGATCTTCTCTTCCCAGTAGAACTCGCGGTCCTCGGCGTCCGGGCCGCTTCCGACGAGCCGCATGACGCGCCTTTTCTTCACGGCGTTCGGGCTGTCGAGGCCGAGGCAGGCCAGATGGACGTCGAAAACGAGGTGATGCCGGGGGTCGTGGCCGGCCGCGAGGCGCTCGGGCTCGCCTTCGAAGGCATCCGTCCCTTCGCTCGCGATCGGATGGACGCGCACGCGTGCGAGGCAACCGTGGTCGATATGGTCGCCCGTGGCGCCGGCCGGCGCGGTCGCCGGAAAGAGATCGTAGACCTGCCCGTAGACGATCCGCACCCCGCGGACGACGTCGCCGTTCTCGTCACGGCGGGGCACTCGAGCCTTCAGGTCCGGATCCGCGTGCTTCCGCCGGACGCCGGCGCCTTCGCGCGGCCCGTAATCCGTGACGCCGGTCTCGACGACGAGGACGACGTCGCCGGGCGCGAGACGGTCGACGAGTTCCGTGGTCCAGCGGCCGCGCTCCAAGATCGCACGTATTGGGAGCCTCGCGGCGATCCAGGGCATGTCCGGGAGCGGGTAGGCGTTGTCGAGATAGTCCCGGCGCTCTTCGTTCGCGAGCCGCCTGTACGCGAGACGCTCCTCGATCTGCTCCGGGGAAAGGCCGGTCGTGTCGAAGTCCACGTGTTCGGGAAGAAAGTCGGTGTCGGTCATGCGGCGATGCTCCTTTCGAGCCGTTTCCGGGTATGCGAATCGGACGATGCCGGCACGGCCGGAATGCCGCAAGTGCCTGCGATCCTTGAAGGTTAAAGCCCGTTAAGAGGTGTTCCGGGCGTCGTTCGGAAAGGGCCGGAGAGGCGTCTGGAGGGGTGCTGCGTGGTCGGAAACGCGGCGGTGACTGCCTTGCCGCCGAGAGTGCCATTTTCGAGCATCAGACGCGCTCATGGCGGGTGAAAATAATTTTCGCCGGTGGAGAGCGCCGGTGCCGGGCAGGGCACGACGGTCGCGTCACGTCCGTGAAGGGTGCCGCCTGGGAGGGCTGGCACGACCCGATTCCACCACGGTGCCGGAAGAGAAACTGCCGCCGATCATGGAGTGCCAGTCAGTCAGGCCGGAGGCCCCCGGCCTTTCATCGTTCGTGACAGTCCCGGACATTTCAGGATGAGGCACGGCGGGCACGTAGTGACCGCAATACGATAAACCCCCACCGCGGTGCAGAATCGCCTACAACCTCGAAACGGGGTGCATCAGTATATACCACGGTGCGGCGTCTACGACGCCTGAAAGTTATCGTGTCCGCATGCGCGATTATACGGTTGCACCCGAAACCCGTCTACAGCCTCCCGGTTGCAATCGTCACGACCGGCTGAAATACCTCCGCAGGCGCGTCAGGAGCCTCTCTCGCGGCCAGAGTGCATCCGGTCCGGCTCTGTCTCGCACGACGCCTCCCGGCCGTCCAGACGTCCGTCCCGGAACGAGGAAGGCCGCCCCGGATTAGGAGGCGGCCTTGGTCAATCCGGCGATGTCGGGGCGGGTCAGACGAGCGCGTCGCGTCGGTCCGCTAGTGCCTCCCAGCACCCCACCATCCGCGTCACCCGCCGGCGGCTTTCCGGCTGAAACGACAGCGCGTCGGCGAGCATCCCGAGTCGGCCCCAGTGCCGATCCTGGATGCCCTCGAAGCCGCGGTCGAGGTCGAGCCCGACGAATGCCTCCGCCCTCACGACCTGCTCCTTCGACAGTGTCTCGACCGAGGCGCCGACCCTGCGCGGAGTCGCGCCGAGTTCTGGATCGGCGATTCGATATTCCGGAACTGATACGGCGTATGAGGAAGTAACGGGGGCGTACTCGGGTCTGGACGATCACGCCGTATATAAAGAGACCCCGGAAACCATGGGCCTCCGGGGTCGTCGTCTTCGTCGGTCTTGGAGGGCTCGCTCAGAGCGTCAGCGGGCAGTTCTCGGCATAGCGTCGGCGGTCGAGGGCCCCGCGAACGGAGCCGGATGCAATGCCTTTGGGTTCGGTCATGTAGCGCAACCTCCTCGCGACTTCGCGACGGGCGTGCTCTTCCGGATAGCCTTGCAGGACGAGCCCAGCCGTCGCGTCGGCGATCAGGCGAGCCATGAGCGCGTCGGAGCCAGGCGTCGTTCGAAGATATTCGACGAGCGCCTCGACGATCACACGGTCGCAGCGGCGCGGATCGGGGCGGTGAGCATTCGCCTCGCGCCATCTTCGCGTGGCTTCGGCAGCCGCGAAACGCTCGCGGAAATCCGATGTTGACACGATTTTAACTCCTCTATGCATACGGTGGATGACTGAACGAACGGAGGCCGCCATGTCACTCGAGAACAAGTTGATCGCTGGCGGTTTCGGGGTCGCGACCCAGATCGCCGCGGCGTGCGAAAACGCTCGCTTCGAAGCCGCTGTCCGCCGCCTTGAAGCCGTCGATCAGTCCGGCGAGCAGGCGGTCGAGATGCTGACCGCCGCTTTCCACGCAGAACGCCGCCGCCGCAAGGAAGCGGAAGCGGCTCTCGACGAGGCGTACGGCGAACTCCTCATGCTGCGTCAGATGCTCCGCGACCTCGGCGTGCCTGCGTAATCAGTTCCTCGACGCTGAAATTCCGCTCTTCGAGAGCGATCGCCATCAGTCGAATGCGCTCGGGGCAAGGCTCCTGGTTGCCTCGTTCCCTTTCGAAACGCTGGAGCCAGGCCGCCCACTCGAGCCCGTCCAGAGGAACGCCCTTCTTCGGCTCGTTCATTCCCGGAAGTCCCGGATGCCTCCTGCATCCGGTGACGTGCATCTGCAGCGCGAACGCGGGCGTCGAGGCGATCGCATCCAGCGCCTCCAATTTATAACGCTTCAGCCATTCCAGGATCTTCGCCTCCTCCGGGTCGGCCGGATTGAGCAGGTTCTTCCCGATCGCCCGGTCGTGGCGCATGCAGTCCGCCGCCCGCCGGACGCGCTCGCCCAGCGACGGCAGCGGGATCGGCATCCGCCTGACGGGGAGATCGTCGTCTGCAACGGCCGCGTCTTCCTGCACCGCCTTGGCGATCGTAGCCGCCGCCCGGCTCGCCAGCGCCGGCGGCACATACTCGCCCCCGGTCAGCCAGGCGAAGAGCATCCTCACGCGCTCGACGATCGCCTCCACCATCCCGCGCACCCGATCCCGGACCTCTGCGCCGGCATCCTTCACCATCTCACGCATCCCGTTTCTCCGTTTTCCGACGCCCAACCGGCGCCCTCGAAAAAAATATCGCGCGGGCCAGCAAGAAACCTCCTTCCTCACCGAAAGGAATCCAGACCGCCCCATTTTAGGGGGCAGTAAAGGATTACGGGTTTCTGTCCGGAAGGATTGGAATTCAGGTCTAGATCGTCGTCTACGACTTTAACGGGCTGGTAGACGCGATGTTGGCAAGAGATCAGGTACTTGCGGGGTGAACGCCGAATCTGCATCTTGTTTTCGAGGCCCTTTGAAAGCGGGCCAGAAATACAGGCGCAGAGGGTGCTATGCGGCAGGGTAGGAAAGCGTGGACGGGGGCGGACGACGACGCTCTGGCGGCGATGTGGCGGTCCGGGATTTCGCTCGACGAGATCGTCGAGGTCACGGGGCGGTCGAAGGCGGCTCTGTGGACGCGTGCCAGCCGGATCGGGTTGCTCGCCGCCCGCAGCATCGGGCCGTCCTACTGCGAGCGGATCGTCGAGCGCGCTCGCGAGGGTTGACGGCCGAGCCGGCTGGCACTGCAGTATGGCCTTCGGGTCGAGGCGGTCGAACGGCTCCTCGCTGAAGCCGGCGCGAACGCGAGGATCGCCGCGTGACCCAGACCGCCTTCGACTTCGGACCCCGCCAGCACGCCGTCCCCGACCAGATCCGCGATCTGATCGCCTCGGGCGCGCTCTTCGTCATCAACCACTCCGCCGGCAAGGACAGCCAGGCGATGGCGATCGTCATCCGGTCGCTGGTGCCGGCCGACCAGATCCTCGTCATCCATGCCGATCTCGGTCGCGTCGAATGGCCCGGCAACGTCGAGCACATTCGGGAGACCATCGGCGAACTCCCGCTGATCGTCTGCCGCAACGAGAACAAGGACTTCCTCTCGATGACGGCGAACCGGGGCATGTTCCCGTCGCCCAAGAACCGCCAGTGCACCAGCGATCTCAAGCGCGGCCCGATCCATCGCGAAATCGCCAGATATCTGCACGCCCACCCGCGCTTCGGCGGCCGCGTCGTCGACTGCATCGGCCTGCGGGCGGAAGAGAGCCCCGGACGCGCGAAGCGCGAGGTCCTCGTCAACGACTCGGAACGCGAGCACGAAGCGAAGCGCACCAAGGGCACGAAACTCAGCAAAGCCGCCGCCGGCCGCGAGTGGTGGACTTGGCTTCCGGTCCACGGAATGACGATCGGCGAGGTCTGGGCGACGATCGCCGACGCCGGCCAGAAGCGCCACTACGCCTACGATCTCGGTATGTCGCGGCTTTCATGCTGCTTCTGCATCATGGCGTCCGCGAGCGATCTGGCGACAGCCGCGAGGGCGCGCCCGGAACTCTATCGGGAATACGTCGAACTCGAACGCGAGATCGGCCAGACGATGATGATGCCGGCGAAGGGCGTGAAGCGGACGCTCGAGGACGTGACGGGGATCCGCATCGACGAGATGAGGGCTGCCGCATGACGTGGACCCCGCTCCAGACTAGCCGCGTCCTCCTCCTCGCGGACTGCGGCTTCACCGTCCGCGAGATCGCTTTCCTCACTGGTCTCCGGCGCACACAGGTCGCCGGCAAGCTTCACCGAATTCGGAGGTCCTCATGACCACGCTTTCCGACCGCCTGCGCCTCGTCCGCGAAGCGCGCGATCTCACGCAGTCCGCCATCGCCCGCGCCGCCGGCGTCGATCTCAGGACCGTCCGCGCATACGAAGCCGCCGAGAAAGCCCCGTCCGCGCCGACCCTCGTCCGCCTCGCCGGGGTCCTGGGCGTCTCGGTCGACTGGCTCCTCGGCCTCGTCGACGAGCACACCGGGCACGCGTCCGCGGAGAAGTTGGTGCCCGGTCTTTCGAGGCTCGACGCCCGCGATCTGGAGACCGTCTCCGAACTTGTCGGGCGGTTCCTCGCGGCCGCCGAGCGACGCCGGGATCGAGCGGCTTGAGAACATAACAATAGAGCCGGGAAGCGGGCCGAACTGTCCAGAAATGTCAGCAACTTAGCAACGCGCCCGAGCGCGCGAACGGAGAACGTGCATGTTCATTGAGAAGGATACCGACAACATCATCGCCTGCCTCACCTTCGGCGGGCGTTGGGAACGTCCCCGCGAAGACGGCAGTATTCCTTTCACCGTCTACGGCGAAGAGTGCTCCGGCTTCGACTCTTACGGACGGAAGACGCCGAGGTTTGCGCAGTTCATCGAAGAGATCGAGGCTCTCGGCATCTGCTTTACCCATCGGAGCGTTTTCTCGGTCAAGGGTGACCTGCGGAATGCCGCCGACATCGAACGCGTCGCGATCGTCGCCCGCCACCCGCGGATCGCTCTCGAAGAGAACGTGGTCGAGTTCCTGAAGGAGTTCGGGCACGACGAATTCGATCCGACGTTCACCTACCAGCAGTTCCGGCACATCGACAACTGCGTGACGATGCTTCGGCGCCGTCCCGACGACTGGTCGAAGACGACCCTCCGCGTCCTCGAGCAGACCCGTGACGCAACCGAGGACCAGATCGTCGCCGGGTACGAAGCGTGTCGGATCCTTGCAGACTTCGACGAAGACTACGCGATCGAGGCGAACAGGAGGGGCTTCGGCAAGAGCCATACGATCTGGGGGCATTTCATCGGTCGGATGCCGCTGTTCTTGCGGTCCCAGTTGTCCGACGCTTGGGCTGTGGCTCTGTCCAAGCACTACCGCAAGCAGATGTCGAAGGAATTGCGGGCGCGGATCGAAGGCACGGTCGCCGAGGCGGCGGCATGACCCGGTACCGCTACGACCTCAGCACAGACGGCCGCGAATTCGTCGTCCTCGACCGTTCCGACTGGCGCCTCACCGCGCCCGGTCTCGCGATCGCCTCGCACAGGGAGGGCGGCCGCCCAGGCTTCACTCTGGAGATCGATCCGGAAGGCGAGCACGCCGCCGTGTACCGGCAATTTGAGGGCCTAGCGCTGCCGGCCGATCTCAGCGACACCCGCCTGCTCGACGGCGTCGTCGCGGTGCTGCGGGCGCTCGAGGTGGCATGGTGGAGCCTCGACGCGAGGATCGTCGCCGGCCGCGTGCCGGAAGCGCCCGAGCGCCGGTATCATCTGGATCTGTGGGCGCGGGCTTCGATAGCGGATCGCGTCTATCCCGAGGCCGGGAGGCTCGCAGCATGAACTCTCCCACCCAGATCGTCGACCGCCACCTCGCGTCCTGCCTACAGGACGGCCGCCCGGCGGCTCATCGCATGGTCATCTCCGTGACCGTCGAGAGGGTAGCAGCCGGCCGGCGCTTCCTTGCGGACCTCATCATGTTCGACGGCAAACCGGCCTCGATCGAAGTCTACTGCTCGCCGGCCGGACTGTGGTCGCACCGATTCATCGATCTACCGGGCGGCGACTGCCACATCTCCGGCGGCCGCTGGCGTCGGACGAAGAGCCTGGCCGCCTAACTTCATCAATCGCCTTCACCCAAGACCGGCGATCGCCGGCATGAAAGGAAGAACAATGGCACGCAAGAAGTTGATTTCCATCGATTTCGACGGCGTCCTGCACTCCTACTCGAGCGGCTGGCAGGGCGCCGGCACCGCGTCCGACGCCCCCGTTCCCGGCGCTCTCGCCTTCCTCCGTTCGCTCGTCGAGGACGGCCGCTTTGACGTGGTCATCAGCAGTTCGAGGTGCGACCGGGCGGAAGGGCGCGAGGCGATCCGGTCGTGGCTGGATAGGCACCTGACGGAGGCGTATGGCGAGGTCGTCGGGCTGACGGTCGCGGCCGGCGTGAGGGTCGGGGACGGCACGAAGCCGCCTGCTTTCCTGCATGTCGATGATCGGTGCGTGCGGTTCGAGGGCGAGTGGCCGAGCCTCGACGAGATCGATGCCTTCGCGCCGTGGAATAAGAAGCCGGCCGAGGCGAAGAAGGACGGTGCGGCCGCCGCCTACCGCAGGCTCCCGATCGAGGTCGAGGCGTTCCAGTTCGTCGTGGACATGCCGGTTTCCGCCGTGCCGGACTGGTTCCTCGCGGCCGTCGTGGCAGGCAAGGCCTACTTCTACGATCAGGCCGACGACGAAGGTGGCGAGAGGAAGGTTTTCGATATCGAACTGGAGCAGGTCGATAGCCAGTATCCGATCGAAGTGCCTGCGAACGCTTGGGTGGTGAGAGGCGCGACGGGAAGCCTTTACGTTCTCACAGATGAGGAGTTCCGGGCGGGCCACCAGCCGATCGACGGCTACGACGAGGACCTCGCGGAGATCTCCTCCCGCGTGATCGAGACTGCTGACCCGATCCAGACCGTCTCCGACGTTCCCGTCACGGCAATGATGGCGCTTCACGGGTGCGACTGCGGAAGGGAATATTTCGCGCCCGACGATCGGGGGCAGTGCCCGGCCTGCGCGGCGGCCGCCGTCGACGAAGAGGCCGACGCCGACCTCTACGACCATTCCGCCGTCCCCGCAGTCTATGGCTGCACCTGCCAGTACTGCGGGACCCCGCTGCGGTTCGTAATGCGGAACGCGCCGTTCGATCCGGAAGGCGTCGAGGACGAGTTCCCGATCGCGTGCACCAACCCGGCATGCGACCCCCGCAACGAAACGCAGGCGGACAGGCTGTGGCCCGACGATCGCCGCTACCGTGAAGCGCTCGAAAAGTCGACCGCGTAGCGTCGTCTCTTTCTGACGCATCCAGCACATTCATGAGCGGGTCGCCGTCGGCGGCCCGTGGCAACCGACCGGCTCAAGGATTACGCCGGCAGCGCAAAGGAATACACGATGGCGCTCCACTGCAAGGAAAAGGAAGTCAACGGCCGCAAGGATTACTCCTGCGCATTCTGCCATCAGATCATCCCGATCGGCATCCGGCATCACGTCGTCGAAGTCATCGACGACGGCGAGTTCTCGACAACGCGCCGACATCTCGAGTGCCGGGACGTCGAATGGATGCTGCGGGACGAGCACGGCGACTGGGATGGTCAGTGCGAGATCGGCGATGAGCCGGAGGAGAGCCTGGCGTTGCACGGTATCGAGGTTCCGGCATTCGCTCCTCGCGCCCTCATCGAACTCGGATACCGGACGGACGTCGCGGAGCGCGAGGAGCGCGCCGAGAAGGCCCTCATGGCGTCTGAGAGGACGCCCGAGCGCGCCTCACAATTCACCCAGGACCGTAAGGAGATGTGGCAGGCCGTCCACCGGCTCTGGCGGGTCGAGCGGGCGAGGAAGCAGATCGTCGGCTCGACGGACGGGAAGGCGGTGGCGGCATGAGGACGATGTCCATTGCCGAAGCCCTGGGCATTGACGACGAGGTCGAGCGCCTCTTGGGCACGCCATGGAGAACGAAGCCGCCGATCGCCACGAAGGAAGAGCGCCGGCGTCAGAAAAAGAAGGCTGAGCGCCGTCGGCAGAGGCAGGCGCGGCGGATCACGCGGAGGGCGTCATGAACGACTTCGTGCACGTCAGCCTCGCGGACGGTCCTCATATCCTCGTCGTCAACGGGCGTACCGTCTCGTTCGAGATCTCGCCCATGGGGCAGCCGTTCGTCCTGCGAAAGGACGGAGAGATCAGCGCCAGGCAGCCCGGCGAGCGATCGCGCTTCTGGCCGGCGTTCGAAGGATGGCAGGCCGCGAGGAGGACGTCATGACTGGGCCGCGCGTCACCGCCGGCCGGCCGGCGCCGACGTTCGTGGTCCGGAGCGCCCGGCGCGGCCAGATCGAGTTTCTGAGCCTGGACGAGGCGATCGCGTCCGTGAGGAGGGCGATGCTGACCGAAATCCTCTGTGGCCGGCCGGCGGAGGTCACGATCTCGACGAGCGGGAGGGCGTCATGATCTCTTCCGATAGTCTGGCAGCAATGAGAAGCGCGGCCGCGCCTGGGACGTTCGACGAGGACGAGGGCGGCGGTCCCGCGATCGAGTTCGACGTTCTCGTTCGCTCGGATAAGAGCGGCATTCATATCGTTGAGATCAGCGAGATCGAGGCCCTCGACGAGTTCGAACGAGGGAGTTGGGTCCGCGTGATCGAAGATGGATGGTGGACGTGCAGGGCCAAGATCGTTGACGTGATCGAGGATCCTCCTGCGTGGCCTTGCTTCGAATACCGGACCGACTGGCGGCCTGCAGCCGTCTCCGACTTTCAGCCAATCGGTCCGTTCTACGCCGACGAGATCGACGATCTTCCGTCCGATCTCGATCCGGAAGCGACGTGATCAAAACGAAACGGCTCCGGAGTGGTGCGTCCGGAGCCGTTCGCCAGCCCTCGCCGAGGACCTCGTGCGCATGGCGCTGACGACACCCAAGACTGATTCGGAGGAAAGCGGCAACTGCGTCAGACGTGGTATCCGAGGCTGTCCGCGATGCCGGCGAACAAGGCGATGCCGATGCCGACCGTCATGATTGAGATCAGCAGACCGAATACCGCCGCGAATAAGGTGCTGACGACGGTCCCGACCGTTCCGTCACCGGCCTTGCGGGATCGTCGCCACGCCAGACGCGGCAGCGCCACGACGGCGAACAGGGCCGCGAGAAGATAGGCCGCGAAGCTCCATGCCCTGCCGGGTATCGTGCCGTAGTTTTCGGACATCCAAGAAAGCCCGGCGCTCGCGACATGGATAGAGAACCAGGCGAGGATCACGCCACCCGCCAATCCGCAGAGCGCTCCGGGGAACGTTCCGAAGAAAGCCCAAAGCGGATCCGGATCTCCGCCGAGCCACATCCATGCGGCGCCGATCCCGACGACGACGGCGATCGGCATCATCGCGAAAACGGTGACTGTCCACCGCGTCTCGATCGACGCGTCTCCGTCCTGAAGCTTGCCCCACTCGGTCCCGATCGTCTCGAGCCAAGCCGTGACCCAGGACAGTCCGAAATAGATGATAGCCCCGCCAACGAGTAAGACGGCGCCGACGATGAAGACGATGGAAAGGGCGCTCGTCACCTGCGCTGCGCCGAAAAGGAGTGTCGCCGCGATGATGGCGAGGAGGATGTTGGTCGCGCTGCGGCTTTCCATTCACCTCTCCAGAGTCCGGTTTCACCACACATTTCGCCACTGGTCGTGTGGTGAAACGTGGGGGCAAATGTATACGTCCCGGTGGGGAAACAGCAACCATGCCGCCGATCGGCCACTTGCGCCTCGCTGGCTGCAGGCGTAGCTTTAGATCGTCTCGTTCTCGACGTGACCGTTGACCGAGGGCAGTGCCCCGACACCGGCGATTGCCGGTTACGAAACAGCCCCTCCGGCGTCCGTCGCCGCGAGGGGTTTCGTTTACCCTGTCCGCAGTCTTCCGTTGAATGGCGCGCTCCCTCGGACATAGAGTCCGAATCAAGTGGCGAGGGCCGGTCATGCCGGCGCGCCCCGAAACGGAGATTCCGCGTGCACCAGTTGATCGCCTCCACGACGACGCTCCCCGACGTTGCCGATGCGCACCTCGACGAGCCGCTCCGGCTCGCCGATGCCGTCTGGCTGCCCGAACTCGCCGGCGCGCTCTCCGAAAAGGTCCTGAGGACCGCGATCGCGAACGGAACCCTGCCGGCCGAGAGGCTCGGGCGAGGCATCTTCGTCACGCGCCGCGGCATCGCAGAATGGAGAGAAGCATGCCGCGTGCATCGAAGCCCGCCCGACTCTGGCTCTTCCCGGAACGCCGGGACAAGGACGGCTCCGTCATCAGGCACGCGACCTGGTACGTCCGCGACGGCGAAAAGAAGCGCAGCACGGGATGCCGCGAGGATGACCGTCGAGGCGCTGAGGCGGCTCTAGCCCGCTATCTCGCAGAACAGCACGCGACCGAAGGCGAGATCGAGGACAAGCGGGCAGCGGAGACGGCGATCGCCGACGTCGTGGCGCACTACGCCAAGGAAAAGGGCAGCAAGGTCGCGCGGCCCAAGGACCTCTCGACGAGGCTGCAGATGCTCCTCGAATTTTGGGGCGAGATGACGCTCGACGACGTGAATCGGCGGACGTGCGCTGCGTATGCGGCTCAGCGGACGTCGGAGCAGGCCGCGAGGCGCGAGTTGGAGGATTTGCGGGCCGCCGTGAATCTATACGTGAAGGACGGTCTGTGCCGCGAGACGGTCCGGATCACCGTTCCGCGGAAGGCCGCGCCGAGGCAGGACCATCTCACGCGCGAGCAGGCGGCCGCGCTGATCCACCACCTCTGGACCGCTCGCGTCGCCCAGGGCGGCAAGCGGACGCCTGTCCGGGCGCTCCGGCATATCGTTCCGTTCGTGTTGGTCGCCCTTTATACCGGGACGCGGTCGAGGCGCATCTGGACGGCGAGCTTCAAAAAGACGCCCGGCCGGCCGTGGATCGATGTCGAAGGCGGCGTTTTCTATCGCGCCGCGCAGGGTGAGATCGTCTCCGAGACGAAGCGCGCAGGTTCGATCCGGATCCCGGAGCGGCTACTCGTCCACCTGAGGCGGTGGGCCCGGCAGCGGGACAACCTCGTCGAGTGGCAGGGCAGGGCGGCGAATCCCAAGAAAGCGCTCGGCCGCGCGTTCGATGACGTCTTCGGCGAAGACCACCCGTTCGTCATCCATTCCTTCCGTCATACGTGTGCAACGTGGTTGATGTGGTCCGGCGGGAACGTCGACGATATCGCGCACTTTCTGTCGATGACGCGCGACGTTCTCCTCCGCGTTTACGGGCATCATCACCCCGATGCGCAGCGCGAAGTCGGCGCCCTCTTCATGCGGCAGGCCGGCCGGCGGAAGGCATCGCGCTAAGGGGTTTCGGTAGCAATAACGGTAGCAGTAGTAGAAGGTATCAGTATACCGATTCGCAAGCCACTGAAAAACAAGGGAGAAATGGTGGGCAGTGACGGGCTCGAACCGCCGACATCCTCGGTGTAAACGAGGCGCTCTACCAACTGAGCTAACCGCCCCACTCTCGTGCTCTAGGGGCACGAAGGGTTCGCCGTCAAGTGCCGTTTCCCGTTCGTTCAGGCGGATAAGCGGGCTGGCGGCACCTTTCCTTCCGCTTTCCGATCGCTTGGCTCTGCGGCAAGATCATGACGAAGAGCGAGGTGATCTGGAGTTATCGCTCAATGCCGCGATGGATGGTTTGTCATCTGACGCTTAAACCCGAAGCCACGAAGCTCCAAGATTCACGCCCACTTTCCGTGGGTTTAAAACATAGACACCGGTCGCAGCCTACCCGGTCATCAAAACAAGGGTCTTTTCCGATGAACACCGCACTTGTCTGCTCCGGCGGGCTCGATTCCGTTTCGCTGGCGCATATCCTCGCCTCGAAGGGTACTCTCGCCCGGATCGTCTCCTTCGATTACGGTCAACGCCATCGCAAGGAACTCGAATTCGCCCGGGCGGCGGCGGAAAGGCTGGACGTGCCGTTTCATCTCGTCGATCTTAGCGGCCTCGGTGCGGCATTGACGGGGTCGGCCCTGACCGACGAGATCGACGTTCCCGACGGCCATTATGCCGAAGAGACGATGCGGGTCACCGTCGTCCCGAACCGCAACGCCATCATGCTGACGATCGGCTTCGCGATCGCGGCGGCCCAAGGGGACGAGGCCGTCGCGGCGGCCGTTCATGGCGGCGACCACTTCATCTATCCGGACTGCCGACCCGCATTCACCGACGCCTTTGCGGCCATGCAACGCGCCGCCCTCGACGGCTACGCCAATGTGGCTCTTCACGTGCCCTTCGTTCACCGGACCAAGGCGGATATCGTTCTAGAAGGCGCAAGGCTTGGAACGCCCTTCGCCGAGACATGGTCCTGCTACAAGGGCGGGGACCGTCATTGCGGGCGCTGTGGCACCTGCGTCGAGCGGCGAGAGGCCTTCCATCTGGCAGGCGTGGACGATCCGACTGCTTACGAGGATCCCGATTACTGGCGATCCGCGCTTAAGGCACATGGGTCTTGA